TGACAACATTTTAGTAGCAAAGATACGTTTTCCAACCCTATGACCTCTCACGCGAGTGCTGCCGAAGTCGACGTTTCATACACGTCGGATTAGGAGCATCAGCTGATCCCATTCGAGTCAAGTCATAGAGGCGGTTAGGCTTGAGGCTGCCTTTGGAAAAGATACCTGGATTTGATCACTTGTCACGACCTTAACGCACGGCGTACCACCTCAGAAGTCCGCAGCAATGCGGCGGAGGGTCCGGGCGATATTTTTGAATCGTGTATGTATCGGGAACGTATACTTGGAATGTTTTGTAAAAGTTATTGCGACTTGAGCAGCCCCTTGCATGGCTCTTGTGAATAACTTCCATCCTCATAAAACACATAAAAATTTTACCGGTGGTTGCCATTAAGATCCCACTTTTAGTTCTTTAGAGACCTATCCTTTTAGGCTCACGCTGTACCTGGAGTTGACTTTTTCGTCGCTTACGTCCAGCACAATTCCGTTTTGTAATTTCTTTTGTTACAATGGCAGGAGGAAGAGTAACTTTGAAGAAAAAATCTTTCCTCAAGAAGAAGACGCATCTCGCAACGCGAGCAAGAGGCTTAGTCAGTATCGCACCTCGCAAAACAGGTGGTGGTATTGCCAAGGCGAAGCGCAATGTTGGGAAGACCCAGAAGAGTTCGGCACACATGCTTGCCTTAAACGCATTTCAGAAAACACACATGCCATTGCCTCGTGCTGTCGCACCATATTCCGTAGTTCGTACAATTGTCAACTATGGTGTCACGACTTCAAACCGTGATAAAATGGTGGTGATTCAGCCGATGATGAATGTCACAGGTGATGTGCCTGGTTTCACTAACTGCGTTGGGTGGGTTACCGATCTAGAAGATGCTTCAGGTAGGATACCTACAACAGCCTCACCGCTTGGCATTAATTTGCCAGCGGTAGGCAACACGGGCGTCGAATGTGTACCAGCCGCAATAACCATGCGCGTCACATGCCCGTCTCCCCTCATAAACGCAACCGGCCAATTGTTCCTTGGCAGGTGGAACGTGCCAGGAGATCGTACAGCTTATCAAGACTATTCTGACATGGTGTCAGGTTTTGAGGCTTACGCCAAACCCGAACCATATACCGCAGCAATGATGTCAACCCGGGTCAGGGAAGTATCTTGCGTGCCACGAGATTTCAATGATTTCTGTGAGTTTCATCCGTACACTAATGCAGCTTTTAGCTCTACTTTGCGACCATGGGGTGGAATGACTCCCATCGTGTTCTCAATGAAAGCAGCTGTTCCAGCAACGGTCTACAATTTACAAATTTGTGTCGAATGGAGGTATCGGTTCAAGATGGATGACCCAGCGGCATCCACGCACGTTTTCCATCCACCAAGTAATTTGGATGTCGTCAACAGGACACTTGGACACATGGCTAATCAGCCAGGAGTCACGACGATGACCGGTGCATCTGACACCGGCGCTCGTGACAGACACACGTTCATGTGAGGGGGCACGCGCGAGCGTGCCCCGACCACTGCTCGCTCGGCAGTCTCGTTGAAAACCAACGTTCAGGTGGTCAAAGGGTTAGCTAATTTTGTGAAGATGTCAGCGGACGTTTGCAACGTAAACGTGAGACCACGTGTGTTGATACGCGGTGACACTATGTCAATTTCTGGGACGAGGCCCACCGTTAACAGCGGTGTGGATAAAACTATCCCGCTTGAAGACATAGGCAACGATGCTCAACTCGCGTTAGCAATAGAAGGCTCACGTTTTTCCAGGGCTCAACGCATACTGAAAGCGAACCCGCAAATAAAATACGTTACAGGACACTCATTAGGAGGTAGTATCGCATTGGCACTAGCCAGAGACAATCCCAAAGTGCAAGCAGTCACATTCAACCCTGGGTTTCCACCCAAGTGGGCGGCAGATTGGAAAATCAAAGGAAAGCCGAAGAATGTTAAGATTTATCGCACGCACGGAGACCCTGTCTCATTGTTTAGCACGCCATGGGCAACCAGCTACATGCCACGTCATCTCGACGTGCATGGAGTTGCGAATTTTGAAAACCTTAAGTGATGTTCGGTACAGCCGACGTACAATTTTTGCAGACAGAGTTTTGTGAAGCGTTTGTGACCAGGTTGGTCGACAAATTTGCAAGTTTCAGATGACAATGTATTCAGAGTCGTGGCACACTACCATTCGACTTTAATTAAATCCTCCCAGAACTTTTTGGGAGGTCCCGGCGATTGTGGCGTCAAACTATTTCGGGCCCTAGAGGTCCTAAAACGGG